CAATCTTACCGTATGGAGTGTCCATAATTTTTGCTTCACCTATGAAATTTTTTCCTTCTGGATACAACTTCTTAATCATATGTGATACTCTTTCTAAGTTCACAGTTGGTCCTTCTGGATGGCCTAATTCGCCGAATGCTCTATTTTGATTGATAAATTCTTTGTTATATCTTTTGACTTCTTTCATTAAAACGCCGCTTGGATAAACTCTACCATTACGGTTCTTAATGTCTGCTTGTAAGAATATACCCTTAATTGAGTAATTTTTCTTACCGTCTTTTTCTTCTACGATATACGTAGCGTCGTTAATTTCTTCTCTTATAAGTTTCATAGTTCTCTCTCTTACTATTTATAATTATCTAAACTCTATTACTAAAGAATAGTTGTCTCCGTTTGCAAAGTTTTTAGTTGATAATAATACATCACCTGTTGGTGTGGTTGCATTATTTGGTATTTCATTACCAGCTGTTCTAAAATCAAAAAATCCTTGACCTGAAAGTAACAATGCTGTAGCATCAGTTACACCGTCCCATTTTAATTCAACTGCTGATTTAGCATTAGCTGTATTTACTGAATAATAAACCTTACTGATTTTTCTGTTACCATCTTCAGTCATAAAAGTAGTTGTTGAAGCATCTACTTTTAATACATCTGTTTCTCCAGTACCATCAGATAAATTTGTTAATTTAACCACAAATTTTACACCTGATGTATCAGTTATTATTTGTGTTGTAACTACGTCTGCCATTAGTTTGTAAATCCTGTTTCTTTGTGACACTCTATAACAAGATTATAACTTGTTACATTATCGTCACTTGTTAATAAAATATCACCACTTCCTGTTGATACACTTTTTTTCTTTGGTTCACCAGGCTTTAAACCATAATTACCATTACCACTTATTTCTAAAATTGATTCTTCCGAATCAAAATTAAAATTTATTTTTCCCGTACCCTCAACTTCATAATAAACATTTGCTATAGACACTCTTGGTTCACTTGTTGCATTTAATAATTCAGAAGCATCTAATAATAATTGTTCTGTTTCATTACCTACACCACTAGCTTTTATTATAGTTTTAAAACTATCATCTACTAATGTTGTAGTTGATATAGTCATAATGTAAATTATGCGTTCTCAGCAAACCCTATTTTTTGTAGAGTTAATAAAATATATCCTGAAGCACCTACTGTAACGGCCTCAATATCACCGCCTGATGCACCTGCATTTGTAGCTGTATTTTTAATTACAGCACCGTAATAAATTCCAGCACCTGTAATGTCAATTGCATCTACATCAGAAGATGAACCTTTAAATTGTAATTGAACACGACCCACAATACCGTGATTGATATGTGTAATGTGTAATTTTGCACCGTTAGCGTGGTCACTCAAAGCACTTGCATCAACAGCGGCCGCAGTCGTAGTAGTATCGTTGTCAAAGCTTAGTAATACTTTGGCGTGTGTTTTTGTATCAGATAAAATCTTTGTAAATGTTGCCATAGTTCCTTTAAACTCCTATTTGTTCGTTTATTTCTTTGTCAAAATATTTTTCAATATCTTCTCTTTTTATATTACGAGATGCCACAACTTTTTCTATGGCTTTATCAAATCGTTTTAATACGTCTGTTTGTTCCGTTTCAATTAATCTATAAATTTCTTTAATCGCTTCTTTCATAACAGGCGTTAATTCTTTGTAGGATTTTGAATCCAAAAGATTAGTTTCTCTTAATATATTACTAACTTTTGTTTTCATCACCAACTGTGCTTAGTTTAGCCGCTGTTTGTGCAAAAGGTTCAGCAATCTCTGGTTTTGGTTCACTGTGTGCTTCTGCTTCAATTTGTCCTTGAAACAATACACCAGCTAATTCTTTTCTTCTTGCCTCTAAAGCATCTCCAACTTTATCTCTTAAAGCATCTTTAAATGCCTCACCAGCTTCAGCTGCTTGTCCTAATGACAACTTGTCAATAAAATTTTTAACTTGTTCACTCATATTTTTCTCCTATTATTATATTTATACTAAAGTTTCAGTTTTCTTAGGTGTTTCTGTACCACCTAAAGAGTCCATACCTGCAGGTTCATAAGGGCCTTCTTTACTTATTTGTCTATCTAAATCTTTAATCTCTTTTTCAGACTGTTTAAAAACAAATTTTCTAATGTATTCTTGTGAAAAATACTTACCTACATACTTTTCTAAACCATCAGCCAAAGCAACACGTTCTTTTAACATTTCACTTTCTTTTAATTCAGCAAAGTGACCATCTTGTAAAAAGTCATATTGAATATTAGCTTGTATTACAGGCCAATCATCTATAGATATTACACCTTTTAATACTAACTGTGTCTTTAAAAAATCATTAAATAGTTCAGTAAATTTCTTTCTTAATCTTTGAACAAACTTAGTAAACTTTAATTCATCTCTTGTAATTTCTGTAGAACGGCCCATACTAAAACCTGTAGCTGGTTCTAATCTACTTACTGGTACATTTAAAGAACGATAAAGTTTCTTTTGGAAATATTCTATGTCGGCCATTTCTCCTAAATTTTGGCCACCAGGTAGAGTAGTAATATCTGTTCCTCTTCCACCTTCTCTTGTTGGTAACCAATAATCTTCCAACATATTCATATAACTTCTATCGTCCCTAATTTCTCCTGTGTTGGCATCATAGACAAGTTTATTTCTATAACGTGCCATTACATCTCTTAAATATTGTTCTGCCTTTTGTTTAGGTAGATTACCAACATCTATTTTGAAAATTCTTCTTTCAGGTGCTCTTGCTATACGATAGATAACAACAGCATCTTCAATCATACGTAATTGATTTACTGGTTTAATTGCCTTATGTAAATAAGACAAGATCATATTTTTGTTTTGATCTACTAGACCTGAAGAACAAAATGCAATTGTATCGGCTGCAATTCTTACACCTGAACCTGATGTTGAACCTGCAACACCTTTTTCATTAAACATAAAGTATTCTTCGTAATCATTCGTAAGAGATAAATCTACAGTGCTTCTCATCTTCTTAAGCTCTCTTACTTTTTTAATTTTTCTAGGATCAATATAACGTAATTCAGTTATACCGTTTTTAGGTGTTTCTCTATCAATAATCTTTTGATAAAATATTCTACCATCAACATACCATCTTTTAAATATCTCAAAACCTTTTGTACTAAAATTCATTAATTTAAGTACGTTTAAAAATTCTTCGTCTATTCTTTTCTTAACTTCGTTACCAAAAGGTATATTTTCTAATGTAACTCTTACAGAATCTTTTTCTTCACTAGAAACAATTGCTTCGTTGCAAATATCTTCTATTGCTTGGTCACATTCTGGATGTAATGAAATTTCTCTATATCGTCTTACAAGGTCGGCTTCGTTTTTAGCCGTGCCTTCCATATCAAGGTACGAACCAAAATACCCTCCAGCAGCGACGGTTGTTGTACCGTCGTCTGCTTGAGGTGTAGTAAAGTTTTGTTTCGGATCTTGCTCTTGTTTTTTACGGGTTATTGAAAACCCAAACAGATCAGCCATAATTTATATTCCTCTACTACTACTTATATAAGTTTTAAGTAGTCGTATTTGTTTCAAAATACTGATAAGCAAAAGTTACAACAAACTGTTCAATCGCTGTTTGTTCGTCATACGTTAAATCAATAGCGCCGATTTCTTTTGGAAAAGCACCTCTTAAAGTATATGATTTAACAGTATTACCGTTACGATCTAAGTGGTCAATAAATGCGTCCACTTGATAGTCAGCAGGATTTGTTAATCCTTCATTGTCTGTCATATTGTTGATACCATTTTGCCATCTTTCAAAAGCATTTCTTACTTTGAAGTTTGTATCGTTATAAACTGTAACGGTCCAATCTGCAAATGTTCTATCTCCTGCAATCTTAATTGATCGTCCTCTAAACTTAACGTCAACTTCACCGATTGTCATAGCAGGTATAGAAGTTGCTCTACATAAGAAAGCCAGATCTTCTATTTCGCCACCAACTTGAGCGTAACCAGGAAAAGGCATTACTACCTTAAACTGATTGGCACGAGCGCCTCCGCCAGCAAGTTTAGCTTTGAAGTCATTAATGTTTGCCATTTTTTATTCTCCTATTCTAAAATTACCCAGCTACTTCTTCAAAAGAAACGCCAGTTCTTGTTGCTACAAATTGTAAAGTAATGAAGTTAATGCTTCTAGCAGGTTTTATAAAAATCTCCGCTATAAATTCATTTCTATCAATTACTTCGCCTGTGTTATTAGTTTCATCACACACTACTAAAAAGTCTGTGATACCACGTCTGCCTTGTACTTCTCGTAAGAATGGCTCAACGATATTTCTAAAGTTTGCTCTAGTAAACTCGTCGTTAAATTCAAACAATTGGAATTTAGAAGCAGTAGAGATTGCTTTTTCTAAAACGATAAACAATCTTCGTACATTGATTCTATCAAAAGCAGATGGAGCACTCAATCCAGTTTTATCACCGAAAAGAACTGTACCTTGTCCAGGAAAAGTAACGACTGCGTTAACTCTATTTCTGTATAGGTCATCTCTTTGTGTTTTATTTGGATTGTAAGCTAACTTAACAGCACCTCTAATAGTACCTCTATTAAAGCCAGCTGGTGAATACCAACTGTCGGCAATTAAATCAGTTCTTGCTGATAAACCAGCAATATCTCCGTTTAACGGTACAAATCTGTACACGTCATTGTATCTGTCATACTGGTATTTGTAACCACTGTCAAATACAACATAAGAAGAAGAACGTATTGAGTTATAAAAACCTACTACGTTACTTGTTTGTGTATTTGCGTTTGCTACGTTAACAACATCAGATCTTTCAGGTGATACGAAAGCAACTGCATCTTTTCTATCTTCTGCAATTGATATTACGTTATCTACGTGAGTAGAATCTCCTGGACCAGCAATAATTAAACCTACATCCACTGTTTCAGAATCTAGGAATTTTTCGTATGCTGTTTTCTTTTGTGCAACTGTAACAGCTGAACCATCAGAACCACTTTGTAAAGAAGTTAATGTTGGTGTTGACACTGCTGTAAAAGTTGTACCTGATGCAGTATTACCCCAGTTTGATCCGCCTGAATTATGATCCATCCAATAAACATATTTTGATCTTGTTTGTATTACTGTTGGATAATAATTTGTGTCACCTTGAGGTGATTTTGCGTCTGAAGCTTTAGAAAGTTTTTGATAAACTTCTAATACTGTATTTGCTGTACCTGTAAGTCCACCATCTTCATCTACTACTATTACGTGGATTTCATCATTTGATCCACCTTTTGAAGTAGCGTATGGCGAAGTTCCTGGAGCGCCAGCAACTTGATCGTAAAATCTCCATCTACGTCTTATGTTACTGTTTATAACTACATCTCTTTGTAATCCACCTGTACCTGAAGGATGTCTTACGATAGTTATTACGTTAGTTGATTTAGCAGTAACTCTATACTCGTGACCGTCGTTGTAATCACTTGTAGAAGCTGTAGTAGAAAAATTAATAATATCACCTACGGCGATATTTGTTCCACTTGTAACTGTTACTGAAGTTGCACCTGCTACTGCAGCTACACCTAAAGTTGTTACTACTGTTGTTTCGTATGCAGCAGCTGAAGGACATATAGAAACAAGTAAATTGTTTCCCCAAGCGCCTGCTGTTCTAGCAGCCCACTCGCCAACTGATCCTTGGCCTGTTGCAAAATTGTTAATATAATCTGTTTCGTTCTTAATAACAAATGCACTGCCGGAAGCAACTGCGTTTGCTACTGAAGAATTTTGTGCTCGTACTACTCTTAATGCGTTAGAGTATTGTAAAAAATTGGCAGCACTAAAAAAATCCTCAAAGTTATTTGAGTCTGGCTTACCAAACGTTTCTACTAACTCTTGTTCACTAGAAAGCGTTATGATTTCATCTAACGGACCTTTTCTAAACTCTCCTGCGAAAGCACCAACTGACGTTGATACTGCTGGAATAATTCTTGTTAGGTCTCTTTCTTGTACGAGAACGCCTGGTGATACTTGAAATGCCATTCGGTTTTCTCCTTTTTATAAATTAGCTAATTGTTTCATATAGTCCAACTGTCGTATTATTCATACGCCCATAGTCAAAATTTCATATACATCTATTTATA